CTCAACTCTCTCGATTCAGAAGTAACGCTCAGCGAACGCGACTTTTCAAAAACGTCATATGAAACCTTGTCGCTCATGTCAAAATGCTTCCCAAACCTTTGGTGTTCTTAGCGATTTCTTGAGTTGCTTTTGCAGTCTCTTCTGATGCCTTCATTGTACGCTTCTGGCTCGTTTCTGCAAACGGATCAACCTTTACCGCACCAAGAGCAGTCTGCAATGACTCGGTGAAACCTTGGGTTGGATCAAAATCACTTTCCGCTGCCTCTAAGAGTTTCTTCTGCAACTCTTTATTTATGTCTGCAAATTCTTGTGGCTCCAGCCGTCCCATATCAACTGCTGTGGTCATCTGCTCGAAAAGGTTGATGAATTCATCTACAACACTATTCGTGAGTTCTGTGGAATCCAAAATTGCATCTAAATTTAACCCTGTGAAACCTGCAAGATCAGCAACAAACATCCGCTCGGATTCCGTAGCCGACATCTCCCCAATAAATGATTTGAGCGCAGTAAAGTCGGGTGGTTCAGGTGGCTCAAGTTTATCACCCAGACCGCCAGCATCTTCGATAAAACTGGTTCGGAGTCTTGCTGCTTCCTCAAACGAAATTCGTCCTTGATCGAATGCACTTTGGACATCCATCAAGTTGTCAGATAACTGTTTGATCCCCTTGACTGAAATGCCGTTATCCAGAAGATTCTCGAAGATTTTAGACATATCGCCATTGACACGTTGCAGTGCTTCGTTTGTCAGGATCAAATTTCGGAAAGGATTAAAGCCTCTCTGGCTCATGTCCTCGAACCGTCTGTCATCGGGGTGGACGTGCAATCTTTTGAAATTATCACTAACGTCTTGAGCGTTAGCACTCATATCAAGCAGTTGTTTTGCAAGAATAGGGAAGATGTCAGCCAGATTCTCGGCTTCTTTGCGGAACATGTTGGCGACAGGTTCATCTCTCGCCGCCTTTTTAGCCGCAGGCTCTTCCACCCCTCTGAAGGTTGTAAAGGCTTGACGGATGCGATCCATATTCTGACCGAGCCGATCAATGAAATACAAGGTGTCACTGCGGACAGCGTTTATGGAAGTATCGAACGTGTTTCCAACATCTTCCCTCAGTTTTTGTGCCTGTTGTTTGAAACCTAATTCATAATCGCCAAGGCTTTGTGCAAATTGATCGGCTCCCATGACTTCTGCAAGTACGCGAACCGCACCAATCAAAACAGCAATCTGCTCGCCAATCGTTGCAAATAGCAACTGGAATGGTGTATACAAGACCGCAAGAACTTTTCCAATTTCTTCCGCCCTCGTCATAACCATTGTCAAACCATCAATCATGCCGCCGATACCAGCCAACACGTTTGTTGCAAAACCTTCGCCAGCCTTTTCTGTTAGCCCCATCTTGCTTTGGAATTGATCCAAGAAGCCAACTGCTGTTTTCATTGCCTCAGTCACAGATTCAAAAGCACCAATCAAGAATGGTGCGAATGCTTCTCCCAAGGCATTCACAAGACCGTCAGCAGCAGAACGCAACCGGACGAAAGCACCTTGGAGCCTGGAGAGAACTGTTTCAGCAAAGTTTTTCGCTGTACCTGTTGATTTAGCGAGCCTTTGTTGAATTGACTCGATTTCTCCAGTAACTTCTCGCAGTGAACCAACAGAGCGACCTGCAATCCGGTTCAGTTCAGTCATCAACTGGTCTGCCGACTTGCCAGATTTAGCCAAATCTTCCAACGCATTGATCAAGCCTTTGGCTCGAATCTCAGAACCAAGTTCTGCAAGAACAGCAGCAAAGGCCCGACCAGCCCGACCAGATACAACACCGACGTTTGCAAACGCAGCAAGAACAGCAGTTGTCTCTTCTAGCGTGAAACCCAAGTTCTTAGAAAGCGGACCAGCGTAGGTCATCGCCTCACCCAACTCTTGCACAGTTGTAGCAGAAAGGGATGCACCCTTAGCAAGCACATCAACCGCACGTTGTACTTCATGCGTTCCCATACCAAACTGGTTGAGTGTCACACCCGCCAAACGAGCCGCTTCTGCCAAGTCCAATGAACCCACAACAGCAAGATCAAGAACGTGCGGGAGCATCTTCATCGTCTGAGTTGTTGTCCGACCCTGCTGGGCCAACTTCACCATTGCTTCTGCCGCTTCTGACGCGGTAAATGCAGTCGTGATACCCATCCGCTCCGCAGTTGCTTTCAAAGCGTTGAAGTCTTTCTCCGCCGCTCCTGTCAGTGCTTTGACCCTAAGTAGATTTGCCTCAAACGTCGCAAAGCGTTTGCCAGCAAGCACCATGCCTGTACCAATCAGACCAATCCCAAACGCCGCTTTACGCCCAGCCGCCGTGAACGCAGATGCCATCTTCTTGATACGACGAGACATCCTTTGCACGGAACGACGAATCTTCCGCATCTTGCGGGTAAATCCAGATACCCGTGCCCCGATTTCAATATGTAGTGCTTTGATGCTTGCCACGGTTTAGCCTTTGGATTTGGACATGCCCATAAGAATCGCCTTCATTTCATCAAGCGTCTGTTCTTTCTTCGGCAACCACGGCATAAATTGCTCTGGCTTGAAAGCCGTAGAGTTCTTGGCTCTGTGGGCATTTGCGATAACAGATGTCTGGATGGCTAATCCAGCATCTACACGCTCAGGTCCGATGGGACTGATTCTGTCATAAGCCATGAACAAGGCAAGATCATGGCTGCTCATGCTTCGGATTTCAGATAGGGGTTGTCCAAGTGCCAGTGCCAACTTGAGCATGAACAGGAGTGTTGGCCTGGCTTTTATTCCCCCTCAAGATCCTCAATGTCTTGGCTACTGAAACCGTTGAGTTTGGAGCAAGCACCAAAGACTTTATCAACCGCAGCAGCAGACTTCCGACCCAGAGCCTCAGCATCACCATCGGTAAACAGTCGCTCACCAGCCTCATCGCACGCACAAAGCACGACAAGACGAGCCCGGATGTTGGATAGGTTCTGCTTCTTGCCAGTGCCTACGCAACTCGCCTCAAACTTGTCGCGTTCAGAGGCAGTCAGCATTCGGATATAGAGCGATCCGCCCCATTCAGGGACTTCAACCACTTCTGGTTTCAGGTCAACGACATTGAGGATTGCATCTCGATCAAGCATCAGGAAGCGTCCGCATCCGTACTAATCGCCTTGACAACCTTGAGAGTAACGCTTGCAGTTTCGGCTTCGTCCATAGCAATATTATTACTAAAACTCTGCACAATGCAAGTACCGCTGAATGACAACGTATCTGATTCTGCGTCCAACTGTGCGAACTCAATCACCCAACCTTTTTCATCCCCACTTGCAACAGCCGCTTCAATCAAGACCTGACCAGCATCGTTGTTGTCAAAGTTCAATTCCAGGGTGATTTCACCCGGATCAAACATCCCCGCAACAAAAGTGCGGGCAGAAGTCGTGCCAAGGTTGGTGGTGTCAACAGAACCTCGTTCAAAGTTAGGGCCAGAGATAGAAATTACTTCCCCGACCGTGGTTTCTGCACCAGCCGTTCCAAACTTGAAAACAGCACCATTGCCAATTCTAATACCCATTGGATTTCCTTTATGCGCTCAGAGTTACGTCGCCGCTCACCTTCATGGTAACGGACATGGTTACAACTTCATCCACGGCATTGTTGATGCTCAAGCCTGTGATAAAAGCAGTGAAAGTAATAGTGTCGGTTGCAGCGAGAACAATCACTGCTGTACGGGAAGTACCAGCGATCATGTCATCCAGAAGTTCCTCGTGCTTCTCGTCATTACCAGACCCACCGCCATCACTAAGACCCATTTGGAGTTCAACGGTAACTTCGCCCGAATCTGCAAAACCACCAAGGAATGCACGAGTTGGGGTGGTTTGAGTTGCCCCACCACTGACATTGTGGGTTTGAGTACTACCCAAGGTGGTCACATCAACAATGTTTCGCTCTTGTGAGGGTCCACTAATGGACGTTATTTGCCCAATCTGGTTCGACCCCCAAGTAAACGTGGCTCCGTTGCCAAGTGTTGCTGTCATGTTATTAATCCTCTGGCCTGTATGAAATCAGGAATGAAAAACGTCTCGTGTATGTGCCAGTTCTGCCGC